AGGCTAGAATGGATGTTAAAGGTGGAGATAATAATACAAGTAGAGGGATTTTATGCAAACTAAATGATTTAATATGCTAACGACTAACCAAACCAAAGCTATCGAGTGGATAGATGCCCAATTACTTAAGCCTAACGAACGATTTATACTTAAGGAAGGTATTCATATAGACGACTTACATTCGTGTCTTAGAGCACAAAAGGAACGCATCTTATTTGGGATAGACCCATTAAGAAAATTAGCATTTTTAAGAACAAAAGAAATAAAGGATTATTTGCAAAACCGAAATTAAACATTTAACAAAATATTCTATAACTTATTGAAAATGAATCAAGAAGACAAAGACAAGGCACTAACTTATTTTACAATGTGCCAAGCATTAATTCACATTATCGAAGACGATTGGAAAGGAAACCCAGCTAATAAGCAAAGAGTAAAATCCATAACCAATCAGCAACTTAAAGAACTTGAAAAGGTGGTAGAGATTCTTTTACCTAGAGGAGATTACTCTGAGCAAGGGATGAAAGTAACCGAACAATTTATCGAAGCAGCGGAGGCGATGTTATTCTTTTATAAAATCGGAGTACAAATGTCTCGGCTAGACGACACTAAGAGAGAAACTTTGAATACTCAAATGAATATTTTGCTAAAATCCTATGAAATAAATGCTTAAAAATTTTGTTTAATCATTTTTTTTCATTAAACTTTGCGAAACAACAAAACAATTATGACGGCTTACGGATACGTACCTAGTCCTTTAAAAGGCGATGGTCATAAAGAAAACAAAGAGTTATTTAGAGTAGATTCCAACGGGAATATTAAAGAGGCGGTTAATCATCCCTCGCACTATCAAGGAAACGGAATCGAAGTTATAGATATTATAGAAGCCTTCGATTTAAACTTTTCTCTAGGAAACTCAATCAAGTATATTTTAAGAGCTGATAAGAAAGGGAACAAAAAGCAAGATTTAGAGAAAGCAATTTGGTATCTTAACAACGAATTAAAAAAGTTCAATGGATAGACTAGTCTTACAAGCTATTTGGGTAGGAATTGCCGAGATAGCTTTTATTATTTATATGAGCTATCTAATAGTTCAAGAATCAAAGAAGCGATGAAGCCAGACGAAAGAGCCAAGTCAATTTTAAACAATGCTTATTACTTTACCGGTAATAAGAATCTAGCTAAAGAGCTTGCCCTTTGGATATGCGAACTAATCGGAGAAACGAAGCCAAAGATTGACGATAAGATTTACTGGAAATTAGTAGCCGAAAATATTTACCTACTCTAATGGAGCATATATATTCTAGGCATAAACACTGGGTATCAATTGTTAAAAAGTTTGGCGAGGTCAATTATGCAGAAGATGTAGTACAAGAGGCTTATATCAAAGTTTACGGAAAAGAGATAAACGAAGCCTACTTCTACTACACGCTTAGGAGTCTTACAATGGACTTGCATTCTAAGAAAGTAACTAAGGTAGAAATTACAAGAGACATAGAGTATAGCTTACGAGAAGACGAGAGTAACGACATAGCCGAAGAGTTAGCTCAACCTTATTTAGAGTTTATAGATACTTGGCACTGGTACGACAAAATGCTATTTATGCTTTGGGTAAATAATAAAATCTCTATGCGTAAGATAGCTAGAGAAACTAAGATAAATTTTACAAGTGTATACAACACAATTAAGAAATGTAAACAACGTTTAAAAGAATGGGAAAAAGACCAATTAAAAAAAGAATTATTGTAGAGCCTAAAGAGGAGGCTACGTTTGCTAACGCCCAAGGATTAGGCGATACTATTGAGGCAATAACTACCGTTACTGGAATCAAGAAAGGAGTAGAGCTTTTAGCTAAAGCGTTAGACTGGGATTGTGGCTGCGATGAACGCAAAGAGAAATTAAACAAGCTTTGGTCGTATCGTAAGCCTAAGTGTTTAGTTCAAGAGGATTACGAATACTTAAAAGAGTTTTTCTCTAAGCCTCAGAATAGCATCACTCCAAAAGTTCAATGGGATTTAACGGACATCTATTATCGAATCTTTGACATTAAATTAGAGGCTTCATCTTGTGCTTCGTGTTGGAGAGATTACATTGGACAAATTAGACAAGTATATAACGTATTCGAAGAAGATAATGCTAAATAAATTATCAATAGGGGTTAATATTTTGTTGCAAATATTATCACTATATTTTATAGCAGTTGATAAAACAGATTATGCAATTTTTATTATGTGCATAGTTATTAACGATTCACTTTTATACAATAGGAGAAACAATGGAAAAGATAGATAAACGAGGAGGAGCAAGAGAAGGAGCTGGTAGAAAATCTAAAGCGGAAGAGCAATCGTTAGTAGAGAAGCTAACACCATTAGAGCCTAAAGCTTTTGCGGTGCTTGCTCAAGCATTAGAAGACCACAAAGACTGGGCGGTTAAGCTATTCTTTCAATACCAATTCGGTATGCCTAAGCAAGTGGTAGACCAAAACACTACGCACACAATTAATGACTTTGATATAAAGGACATTGTAAAATTTAAGTGATAGAGTTAAATAAAAAATATGTACCGTTATTTGAAAGCGGAAGCCGGTACTTTGTTGTGACTGGAGGAAGGGGTTCGGGCAAATCATTCGCTTTGAACTCCTTTCTTTTGCTTCTAACATACGAAGTAGGACACGTTATACTATTTACTCGTTATACTTTAACTTCGGCTCATATATCAATTATTCCCGAGTTTGTAGAAAAGATAGAAATGGCTGGCCTAGAAGCCGACTTCTACATTACCAAAGACGAGATTATTAATACTCGAACCAATTCAAAGATTTTATTTAGAGGTATTAAGACATCGAGTGGAACTCAGACCGCTAATCTTAAATCCTTACAAGGTGTAACCACTTGGATACTAGACGAAGCAGAAGAGCTAACCGATGAAGACATCTTTGACAAGATAGACTTTTCTATTCGTAATAGCCAAAGACAAAACCGAGTTATACTAATTTTAAACCCTACAACAAAAGAACACTTTATTTACAATCGTTTCTTTGAGGAGAAAGGGGTCCAATCTGGAGAATCATTAACTAATGGCGATACGACTTACATTCATACCACGTACAAGGATAATATTGATTACTTAAGTGAATCGTTCCTAAATCAAATCGAAGCCTTAGAGCGTACAAATAAACGTAAATACGAGCATACGATTCTTGGAGGGTGGTTAGACAAAGCGGAAGGGGTAGTATTTACTAACTGGTCGTATGGTCAATTCAACCCAGACAATTTGCAAACCTCATTTGGGCAAGACTTTGGATTCTCAATAGACCCGACTACGCTAGTAGAGGTAGCGATAGACAAGAATAAGCATAAGATTTATATTAAGGAACATTTATACAAGCCGAAGCTAACTACAAGCGAAATAGCACAAATAAACAAGCGAGTATGCGGTAAAGGTTTAATAGTAGCGGATAGTGCCGAGCCTAGACTTATAGCCGAGCTTCAATCGCAAGGATGTAACATAGTACCTACCGAGAAAGGAGCTGGCAGTATTACCGCTGGTCTAGCACTTATGCAAGATTACGAATTAGTAATAGAACCTAACTCCCAAAACATTGGAAAAGAACTCAATAATTACATATACTCTGACAAGAAGTCTGGACTTGTGGTCGATAACTTTAACCACGCCATCGATGCCATACGTTACAACGTCTTCTATCAGTTATCTAATCCCAACTCGGGAAAGTATTTTGTGTACTAGTACAAAAAACAACAAATAACGTTTATACATTATGAAGCTAGAGATAACAATCCCTACTAGTTTAAGTGAAATTAAATTAGGCCAATATTTAAAATTCTTAGCTATATCAGAACAAAACGCCGAATCTGATTTTTTACATCACAAAATGATTCAAATATTTTGCAATGTAGAGCTAAAATATATTGACCAATTTAAGAGAACACAAATAATTGAAATAGTAAATAGTATTAATAGTTTATTTGAGAAGCTACCAGACTTTAAAAATAAATTTACTTTAAATGGTATAGAATATGGTTTTATACCCAATATTGAAGAAATAACGCAAGGAGAATATATAGATTTAGACAATTACTTAGCTAATAATAGCGATATGAATAAAGCTATGGCGGTAATGTTTAGACCAATAAAGCAAAAGCTAAAAGATAAGTATATTATAGAAGAGTATTTAGGCTCTGATTTATACTCAGAAAAAATGCTAGAAGCCCCATTAGATGTAGTTTTAGGAGCTAGGGTTTTTTTTTATCATTTAGGCAACGAATTATTGAAAAGTACCCTGACCTATTTGGAGGAGAGTCTGCAGAAAACGAGTTTAGCGAACAAGCACAATTCGGTAAAAGGTGGGGATGGTACTCTTCTATATATGCTCTCGCTCAAGGAGATGTTAGAAGATTTAATGAAGTTACCAGACTTCCGCTTAATCAATGTTTAATGTTTTTGACATTTGAAAAGCAAAAGAACGATTTAGAAGTTAAATTAATAAAGAAACAAAAATAATGAACGGATATTATTATATAGTTAATACACTTAAGGAGTATTTAAATAATACTGGCTTTATTAATACTATTACAATTGGAGATATTACAGGGGTTGATTTAGCCAAACAAACCTTATTCCCTTTGTCTCATATTATAGTTAATACCGCTCAATTATCAGAGAATAATACATCTTTAAATATTTCCATATTATTAATGGATATAGTAGACGACAATAAGCAATTAGTTACCAATATTTGGCAAGGTAACGATAATGAACAAGATGTTTTAAATACTCAATTAACCATAGCTCAAAGGTTAGTAGCTGATTTAATGAGAGGTAGTTTATATTCTAGTCTAGTTCAAGTGCTAGAAAATCCAACTGCAGAGCCATTTATGGATAGATTTGAGAATAAAATAGCAGGTTGGACTTTAACATTTGATGTTATAGTACCTAATGACATTACTATTTGCTAATGGAGCTAATATCAAGTAATAAACTTTTAGAAAAGTATAAAAATTACGTTATACAACAAGCAAAGGCTAATTTATCTAAAGGAAGAAATAATATTTCTAAAACTTTATATAATAGCATTAAAGGAGAAGTAATTACCGATAAAGATTACGCAATTGTAGGTTTCCGCATGGAAGAATACGGGCAATTTTTAGACGAAGGTGTAAAAGGGGCATTTCCCGGATTGGTAAAGAATGGTAAGCAGAAAGCTCCAAATTCTCGCTTTATGTTTACTAATAAAAGACCTCCTGCGGATGTTATTTCTGATTGGGCAAAGAAAAAAGGAATTAGGTTAAGAGATAGCGAAGGTAAATTTAAAAAAGGTAGCTATAAAACATTAGGATTCATAATTGCAAAAAGAATATATGCTCAAGGTATAAAACCTACATTATTTTTTACTAAACCTTACGAGGCAGGTTTTAAAAAATATATTTTAGAACAAATGCCTAACGAAGTTGTAGTAGATGTAGATAGAATAATAGATTTAAATTTAATTCAGAAATGATAATTTACGCAAGAAGTCCTTACTTTATTGAGATAAACGAAGCTTCACAACTTGGCTCTAGGGTAGAATTGTTTATTTGGAACAATCCGAATAGCGAGCCATCAACTCCTACCTATACTTTTACTAAGTCTATTGCTTCAGCTACCAATAGAAAAAACGTTTATAATATTGCTCCATATATCAAAGAGTACATTGAGGCTATTACTCCTAGTGATTCTACGGATTCTATGCTTGCATTAGTAAAAGTGATTCGTTCTAAAGAATCATCTTTAGGAACTTATACACCATTAGATACAACTTATTATTACTCTACCAATGGTTACACAAACTACTCAGGTGGATACAATCAGACTGGCTCAACGGCTCAGCCTTTAGTTTTAGCTAACACGTCTTTAGAATATCGCTACGAAGAAGGTGTTACCGATTATCCATTTGTAAACGTATGGGCAGATAATTCTAGTCCAGCAACTCTTACCGTTACTTACAAGGATTTAAGAGGTCGTAACGAGGTTACAAATACTATTACAAGAGATGGGGCAAAGCTTTACAAAGTGCCTTTGCGTACAAGCTCAATAAAATACGATAAGGGGAATACTTGCACTATTAATTGGAAACCAACTGGGGAATATATAGACGATACGTTTACTATTAACGTAATGCCTATATGCGAGCCTAAGTTTAATCCAATTGTATGCCAGTTTATTAATCGCTTCGGAGGGTGGCAATTCTTAACATTCTTTAAGGCACAAACTACTAATATTCAAACGCAAGGCACTACGTATAACTTGTTACCTGATGCGGTAGATTATAACACTTCAAGAGCACAAACAAACAGCTTTAATATTAATGGCTCTAAAAATATTCGTTTAAATACGGGATGGGTTCCAGAGAATTACTCTGAACTTATTCAAGACTTACTTCTATCCGAGACGATTCTTTTAGATGGAGTGCCGGTAGAAGTTAAGACTACCGCTACCGATTTAAAGACTTCGTTAAAAGATAGAAATATTAATTACGAAATAGAGTTTGCATACGGATTTAATCTTATTAACAACGTAGTCTAATGATAAACGTTTTACTTTATATTTATGACGATGTTAGCGGAGAGCCACAACGTATAGAGCTATTCGATGACGAACGCATAAGCGTAACGAGTAACATTCAAAACGTAAACGACATTTCTAAGGTATTTACTGACTTTAGTCAATCGTTTACGGTTCCTGCTACACCTTACAATAACAAGATTTTTAAACATTGGTACGAGAACTCTATTGATAACGGATTCGATGCACGTACAAGAAAAGATGCGTATATAGAGCTAGACTATTCTCCATTTAGAAAAGGTAAAATACAACTAGAGAAAGCAAGCTATAAAAATGGGGTAATAGATAATTACCAAATTACTTTCTTTGGCTCTTTAGTTTCTTTAAAGGATACATTTTCGGGTAAATTCTTAAAAGACTTGAATCTTAGTGCTTATAATTTTAGCTACACAGGTACCGTAGTTAAAAATCGAGTTATTGGAGGTGCAGGTAATGACGTAATGTTTCCGCTAATATCATCTAAAAATGTTTGGGAGTATGGAAGTGGAGCTTATAACATTGCTCAAAATTCTCATCCAATTTACTATAATGATTTATTCCCAGCTATTAGAGTTAGTAAATTATTCGATGCAATTGCCTCAAGCTTAGGAGTAACATTTCAAGGAAGCTTTTTGAGTGATACTAGATTTACTAGAGCATTTTTATGGCTAAAGAATAGCGAAACTTTTGAGCTTAAAACGATAGCTAATAAGCTTAACTTTCAAACGAATACTTCGACTACTGGAACGCAAGGAATTTTTAACGTATTTAGCGATACGCTTAATTATGTAAAGCCTACGGCACCAGAATACCAAAGCCAATCTCATATTACAATTACTTTTAGCGTACCAGCTCCGGGAGCAAATGCTCAATTATTTTATTTCTACGTGTATAAAGATGGAGTAGTAGTTAATACGCAAAGCTATTTAACGCAAACTTCTCCAATGTATTTAGAGGTACCCTTAGGAGATAGCGGAGCTTACACGTTTTATATTGCTTCTACGGCAGCGATTTCGTTTACATCTGTATATTACTACGAAACTGGTACTTTAATTGGTGGAACGTACACAAAAGTAACTGACTTAACGGTAACGCAATCAACTA